TTCAACGGCACTAATTGGATATACAAAAATTCAGCTGGCGCTGGCAACTATTACATCAACAACAAAACGCACAATTGTAGTATAGCTGGTTCTGGCACAGCAGGTAACGCCATCAGCTTTACCCAAGCAATGACGCTTGATGCTAGTGGGAATTTGGGTGTTGGTACAACATCACCAAACATTGGTGGTTTGACTCGTACATTAACTATTAACACCCCTACTGGTGGTAACTACTCAGGCGTTGAGCTTGCTGGTGCGGGGACTCTTAGCGCAAGATTTATCACCAACAACGCTGCTGGTACTTTTATTGGTTCTCAGGTTTCAATTCCTTTGGTTTTTGAGACTAACGCAACAGAACGTGCCCGTATCGACTCCAGCGGTAACTTGCTGGTGGGGACTACTGCTACTGACTCCGGAGCAAAAACACGTATTGTGTACGGATCAGGTTCAAACGGCCTTCAATTAAAAGATTCTGCCGATACTTCAAATACTGCTTTTGTAATTTTCCAAAACGGTTCAAACAGCAATATTGGTACTATTTCGCGAGTGGGCACTACTAACGTTGTTGCATATAACACAACATCTGATGAGCGCCTTAAAAATGATTTAGGCGTTGCTGTGTCCGATACTGTAATTGATGCGTTAGTAATTCATGACTTCTCTTGGAAAACTGATGGAACTTTAGATCGCGGCGTCTTTGCTCAAGAAGCGGCTATTGTTAAACCATTAGCAGTTCGTGAAGGCTCTGATGAGTTAGATGAAAACGGGAACCCAAAAAATCCTTGGGGCGTTGATTATTCTAAATTTGTGCCTGATTTGATTGTTTATTGCCAACAACTCAAAAAACAAGTTCAACAATTACAGGCTGATGTAGTCGCATTGAAAGGTCAAGCATGACAATCACATGGAAAATCAATAACCTAGAACGCCAAACCTCTGATGGTCTTGTAACAGTAGTGCATTGGGGTGCTTATGCAACTGAGGCTAGCAATGACCCTGAGAAGCCCTACACAGCAGGTGTTTACAACACACAAGCCCTAGAGCGTGGTGACTCATTCGTGAACTACGACACCCTGACTGAAGAAACAGTTCTTGGTTGGTTGTGGAGCAAGATTGACAAGGCTGCGGTGGAATCTGCTCTAGAGGCTCAGATTCAGGCTCAGAAGGCCCCTGTGATCTCTAACGGTCTTCCTTGGTCGGAGGCTTGAAAGTGACTGAAAGCAGCGTGGAGACAGCAGCTACAGTAACAGCTAAAGTAGCCCCTCCAGTTGGGGTTTCATTGGCTACAGTGGCTGGTTTACAGGTAAGTGAATTAGTACTTTGGGCTACTCTTGTGTACACCATCTTGATGATTGGTCATAAAGTGTACCAAATATACAAAGAAGTCAGTGGAAACGTACAACAATCTCTTGACAAACAGTAAAATTTAAGATAGGATAGTACACATTATGGCAACTAAGAAACAGACAAACAAGATGGGTAAGGTCATGGGCGAGTACAAAGAAGGTACTCTCCATAGCGGTAAAGGTGGTCCTGTGGTTAAGAACCGTAAGCAGGCTATCGCTATTGCCATGTCAGAGGCTAATATGCCCATGCGTGGACAGCGTACAGCTAAGAACAAGGCTAAGAAAGCTAAATGAGATCAATTACCCAAGGCGGTAACTTAACTGCCAATACCGCTACAACAATCTACACAGTTCCTACTGGCTACTACGCTAAGTGGAACTTGATGTACTTGTTGAACGGTACAGGGTCTACCAAGAATATTTCTGTCACTTGGCACGACCACAGCGCCAATACCAACATCAGTATCCTAAGCGACTACGGACTTACCTCAAAGACTTACTTTAAGCTTGATGGCGGGGCTTACATGGTCTTGGAGGCAGGAGACTACATTACCATGACTTCAGAAGCTGGCAGCACTATGTCTTATATCTGCACCTTTGAAGTTGAAAAGAAAGAGGGCCTATAAACTATGGCTACGTATTTAGATACAGTTAATAATGTGCTCCGTAGGCTACGTGAACCTACAGTGCAGAGCGTAGACGACACCCCTTACTCCTCTATGATTGGTGTCTTGGTTAACGATGCCAAGCGTGAGGTTGAGGATGCTACTGAGTGGAACTCTCTGTCTTCTACTGTCACAGTGAACACAGTTGCTGGCACATACAACTACACTTTGACAGGCGCTGGTACTCGCTTCCGTGTGATTGACGTTGTTAACGACACAAGCAACACTGTGCTCCAGAACGCACCTACAACTTGGATGACACAACAGTTCCTGTTCACAGCAGATACTGATCGTGGATCCCCTATGTACTACAACTTCAACGGTGTGGACTCCAACGGAGACACTCAGGTTGACTTGTATCAACGTCCTTCAGGTGTGTTCACAATCCGCTTTAACTTGGTTGTCCCACAAGCTGAACTGTCTACCAACACAACCCGTATCTTGGTTCCTGCTCACTTGGTAGCTTTGTTGGCTTACTCCAAGGCTATCGCTGAACGTGGTGAAGACGGTGGTAACTTGTCATCAGAAGCTTACACCATGTACAAACTTGCTTTGGCTAACGAAGTTGCTATTGAGCGTAATCGTTACTCTGAAGAGATGAACTGGACTGCACCATGACGCAGCGAAGCGAGTATTACATTAAAGGCGGTTTCGCCAAGGCTCAATAATCATGGCTGAACAACTCGTAGGATCATCCATTGCAGCCCCCGGATTTAAGGGGATCAATACTCAAGATAGTTCTGTAACTCTTGAGTCAGGGTTTGCCACGATTGCTAATAACTGTGTGATTGATAAGTTTGGTCGTATCGGTGCTCGTAAAGGTTGGTTGGCTAAGAACACCACTAGCACTGACTTAGGTAGCAACCCTATCCAAGCCATCGGTGAAGTTATCGACAACTCAGGCAATGCTTACACTATCTGTGCAGGTAACAACAAACTGTTCAGACTCTCAGGCAGTACCTTGACTACCTTGACATACGGTGGTGGCGGTACAGCCCCTACAATCACTTCTAACAACTGGCAAATGGCTCCTCTGAATGGAGTCCTTTACTTGTACCAAGCTGGTTACGACCCTCTAGTGTTTGACCCTGCTGTCTCTACAACTACCTTCCGTAGAGTCTCTGAGAAGACAGGTCACTTAGGTACAGCAGTACAAAACAACGTAGCTATCAGTGCCTTTGGTCGTATCTGGAGCGGTGGTAACACTACAACCAAGAGTGTTGTACAGTTTAGCGACCTCCTTGCTGGTCATGTCTTGTCTACAGGTACATCAGGTACTCTTGACTTGAATGAAGTATGGCCTAACGGTGCAGACGAGATTACTGCTATGGCTGCCCACAACGGCTTCTTGTACATCTTTGGCCGTCGTCAGATCCTAGTGTACAGAGACGCTGCTGATCCTGCTGCTATGGCTCTCCATGATACAGTATCTGGTATTGGCTGCTGTGCTCGTGATTCTGTGGCTTTGACAGGCACTGACGTTATCTTCTTGTCTGACAGTGGTGTGCGTAGTCTCTCACGTACTATCCAAGAGAAGAGTGCTCCTTTCCGTGACATTAGCGCCAATGTGCGTGATGACTTAGTTGAGGATCTTAATGCTGAAACTTTGGCTAATATCAAGTCTGTATATTCGGACAGCAACGCTTTCTACCTTATCACATTCCCTACTAAGGGTAGAACATATTGCTTTGATACAAGGGCTGTTCTCCCCAACGGTGCTGCAAGGGCTACAACGTGGAGTCTAGTTCCTAAAGCTTTGTTCTCCAATAGAGCCAAAGAAGTCCTCATGGGCTTCACTAGCTACGTAGGCTACTACACTGGTAACCTAGACCGTACAGCTACCTATCGTATGGCTTACTACTCTAACTGGTTTGACTTGGGACAAGCTCAGGCAATCAAGATCTTGAAGAAGTTAGGCTTTACCCTCATCGGTGGTAATCAAGCTGACGTTATCGTTAAGTACGCTTTTGATTACAGCCCTTCATACCAGACTAGAAACATCACTATGGGTTCTAGATCAATATCTGAATACAACATTGCTGAGTGGGGTATTGCTCAGTGGACAGCTGGTGTTGTCTTTGATAACCAACGTATTCAAGGTTCAGGTAGTGGTACTGTCTTCCAGTTCGGTATTGAGGTAAATATAAACAGTTTTGAGTTAAGCGTTCAAAAGATGGACGTATTCTGTAAATTAGGACGGACAATCTAATATGAGTAATTATACTATTGCAGTGGACTTTGCAGCTAAGGATGCCTTGGCTACAGGAGACACAAATAAACTTGTTAAAGGCACTGAAATAACTGCTGAATTTGAAGCTATTGCTACAGCTGTTAACTCTAAATCCGATGCTGCTAGTCCTGCCTTCTCAGGTACGTTTAGTGGTACTTATACCATTGACTGTGGGACATACTAATAATGGCTGATATTTCTATTGATCGTCGCTACTGGGTTGAGGATTCCGTTGCTCGTGCTTGGCCTCCCGGTCGAGATGTCTTTACAGGCGAGGACAACCCTAAAGCTAATTACGCACTTGACTTGAACATTGATGGTAAGGTGATGACATTCATCCCTTCGTCAGTTATCAACAACGGTGTTTACAACCCTTTTGGTGAAGTATCTAAAGGTAGGATTTACGCAGATAAGTCCTACTACATGCCTTGGTTCTTAGACCCTAATAACCAGAAGACGCTTGCTGAAACAGGCAGTAAAGTAGATCTTGCTGATAGTTCTGTTGGTAAGTACCTTAAAGACAAGATGGGAGCTTCTACTGATGGTGTCCTAGTTCCTAAAGGTAGTATTCCTTTTGATTCTCAGATTGTCAATGCTCCCGGTAAAGTACAAGGGATTGGTAACATCAACGATCAGAATGTCTACGTAAACGAAGATGTTAATAAACAAGGCCGCACATACTTTACTGACCCTGCTGGACAGACAAGAGAATACATTGCCCCTAGTGGCGGTGGTGGTTTTCTTGGTGGCTTGCTAGGCGGTATTGGTGATATTGGTGAAGGTATTGTCGGAGGTATTAAAGACTTCGGTGGTAATATTGACCAAGCAGTTCGTGAAACTGTTCCCGGTGGTTGGACAACAGCTGCTTTGTTGGCTGCTGGCTATTATGGCCCTGAAGCTGCCGGGGCTGGCGGTTTAACAGGAACTGACGCTGCTTTGGCTGACTTGGCTGCTTCCACCCCTGCGTTTACTGGCGCTACCGCTGGCGCTGAAGCTGCTGCCGCTGGTGGTCTGATGGCAGGAGGTAGTACT